GAGGAACAGCTCGGGGCTGTCCTGGGTGTCCGGTTGGTGGGGAAAACGGGTGTCACCAGCGTGTTCTCGCTGTGATCGGTGGGTCGCCTTGTGGTTGGCCGGTCTTGAGGTTGCAGTTCGCGCAGGCCGCGACTAGTTGGTTGGGGTCGTCGCCCATCGCCTTGCCTGTGACGTGGTGCACGTGTGTGGCTCGTTGTGTGCATCCGGGTAGGCGCAGTTGGCAGGTGTGCCCGTCTCTGGCCAGTACGAGGGCGCGGGTCTTGCGCCATGCCCGGGTGCTGCCTCGGCCCCATGCGTTGCTCACACGGTGAGCCAGAGGTAGGTCGCGGCGAACGCGGCGGTGAAGCTGATGGCGATGACGAGGGTGTCGAGGGCGCGTCGGGTGGAGTCGAGTTGGCGTTGCGCTGCGTGGAGGTGTTGGGCGAGGTGTTCGAGGGCGGTGACGGCGTCTTCGTCGAGCTGGTGGAGGAGGTCCTGGTGGTCGGTGTCGGTGGTCATGGTGGCCTTCCGGGTTCGGGTGAGGTGGGCGCCGGCTGCGTGGGCGGCGGTGAGGATCAGGACGGTGCCGATGAGCCCGGCGCTGGGGTCGTAGAAGGTGATCAGTTGGCCGGTGTTGTTCATGCGCTGACCGGGGCGGTGAGGTGTCGGTAGCTCCGTTCGAGGCCTTGCCGGTCGAGCCAGGAGTCGATGCCGCTGGGGCCGCCGCTGTCGGCGATGGCTTCGAGGAGGCGGCCTGGCCAGTCGAGGGGCTTCCTGGAGCCTTGGGACGGTTTCCTCCAGGCGTCGTAGAACTGCTCGAGGTTGTAGGTGCCCTCTGTCCACTTGCTGCCGTTGGAGGTCAGGGTGTCGCAGTCGAGGAGATCGGCGAAGAGGATCTTGTCTTCGGTTCGCCAGTCTTGGAATCCGGTGGTCGCGTCGTCCCCCGCGAGGATCGCGGGGCACTGCACTGCACTGTCCTTGGTTTCAGTCCTTGCTATAGGTGGCGGTTCTCCGAAGCCCCCTTTTCCGCCACTCGGTTCCCTGCCACTCGGTTGTGGGGTTTCGTAGACGAAGGTGGCCGTGGACCAGCGGCCTCGCTGGTCCTGGGAACGCACCGACCGGATGAACCCGACGTCGCGTAGCTCCCGCAGCGCGGCCCGGACGGCCTTCTCGCCTTCCTTGCCCGCCAGGGCGATACCCCGGTAGTCGGTCCGCCAGTTGTCCGGCTTCGCCAGGAGCCACACGAGGATGCCCCGGGCCCGGAACGACAGCCGGGCGTCCTCGATGAGGATGTTCGGCAGGATCGTGAATCCCCGCTCTGGGCGAGGCGACCGGATGATCACAGGGACCACCCGCCTGGTGGTGTGCCCAGCGGGGTGTCACCAGTGGCACCCCGTGGAGCCTGCGGGGTGTCACCCGTGTCACCCCGTGAGCACGAACGGGGTGACACGGGTGTCATGCCGCGCACCACCGCTCACCGGCGATCTTCCACAAGCGCAGCGGCTTCCCGCGGTTCCCGCTGGTGTCGGAGTTGACCGTCCAACCGGCGGGCTCGAGGACGCCCTTGCCGGCGAGGCCGTTGACGGTGGCGCCGACCAGTGTTGGCCGGACGTCGAGCTTGCCGTGCCGGTCGACCAGCCGCGCCCGCACACGGTTCATGTCGACCGTGCCCGAGTGGGTGATGGCGTCGCTGATGATGGCGGCGACGATCCTGGCCCGGTCGTGGTCGTTGACCGGGTCGATGCGCAGGAGGGCCAAGGTGGCGGCGGTGCGCTGGTCGACCGGCGCGCTGGGGAGCCTGTCGAAGTCGAACTCGCCCTGCTCGCCGTTCACCGGGCGTCCCGTGCGGGCTTCTCGCAGCTGCGCTCGAACGCGTCGAGGTCGCCGTCTCGGAACCGCAGGTGACGACCGACTTTCAGCGATGGGATGCGGCCAGTGCTGGACCAGGCGTAGATCGTTTTGAGCGGGACTTGGAACCGGGCGGCTGCTTCGGCCGGCGTCCGGAGTGTGGACTGGGACATGTGTTCTCCTCGGGAGACCGAATGTTCTGTCGTCCCGACCCCGATCCGATCCTGACACGACCCGGCCACTTCACGCAAGTTCCCGCCACTACTGGCAAGGCCGCCTAGGTCCCGATACGGTTCTGGGATGACACCCCAAAGCGCATCGGCCCGTGTGGGGGCCGCGATCCGCGCCGAACGGCAACGCCTCCGCGTCTCGCTCGAGGCCATCGCTGGGGCCGCTGGTCTCAGTGAAGGCTCGTTGAGCCGGTTGGAGACGGGATCCCGGTCGATCAGCGTCGATCAGGTCGTGGCGATCGCCGGCGCTCTCGGCACCGACCCGCGTGCCCTGTTCGATGCGGTCGTGGACGAGACACCGGCCGAGGCTGCCCGCCGCGAGATCAGGGAGACGTTGGTCCCGGTCGGTCAGGCCGTGGCCAGGCTCAAGGCCGCAGGGTTGACCGACGGACAGGTGGACGCGGCGTTCGATGTCCTCGTGTGGGGCAGCCGTGGCTGACATCGACAAGTTGCCGTCGGGCCGGTGGCAGGCGCGTTGGCGCGACGGCGACGGGCGGCAGCGTAAGGCGAGCTTCCGGACGAAAGCCGAAGCGGTGCAGCACCTCGCGGACGTCCGGCATGACCGTGCACGGGGCCTCTACATCGACCCGCGCAGCGGGCAGACCACCGTCGGGGACTACGCGGCCCGCTACGTCGCTGGGCGCCCCTACCGGGCCACCACGGCAGCGAACCGGCGTGCGCAGGTCGCTTCGCTACGGGCCGACCCGCTCGGCAGCACGCCGCTCAACCGTGTCCGCCCCAGCGACTTGCAGGCGTTCGCTCTGCGCTACCTCGAGCACCACCAGCGTTCCACCACCCGGCTCATGGTCGGGTTCGTCCGGCAGGTCCTCGCGGCGGCGGCCGAGGACAGGCTGATCCTGCCGGTGACGGGGAAGGTGGCCCTGCCCACGGACCACACGCAACCGCTCGTGCCGATGACCGTTGGCCAGGTCCGTGCCCTGGTCGATGCGCTCGAAGCGCCGTACAGCACGGCCGCCCTCGTCCAAGCAGCGAGCGGGCTCAGGGTCGGTGAGTTGCTGGGTCTGCGGGTGGCCGATCTCGACATGCTGCGGGGCGAGGTCCACGTGCGGGAGCAGCTGCACCGACGGGATCGGGTGCGGATCCCGCTCAAGACGCCGTGGTCGGCCAGGGTCGTGCCGCTCCCCCACGTGGCTCGGGACGCGCTCGCGGTGCACCTCACGGGCCGGGCGAGCGACTGGGTGTTCGCCGACGCCGAGGGGCGCCCGTGGCAGCACCTGGTCTACTCCCGGAAGTTGGCCGAGCAGGGCCAGCACTCCCACGCCCTGCGGCACCACTACGCGAGCGTGCTGCTCGCGGCGGGCGAGTCGGTGGTGGCGGTGGCGAAGCGGCTCGGGCACAAGAACGCGACGCTCGTGATGACGACCTACGGGCACCTGCTGCCGGACGGCGACGACCGGACCCGGCGGGCCATCGACGATGCGTGGTGTGCCCCGGATGTGCCCCGAGCGGCCGGAACCGTGCTCTGATCAGGACGTTACGTCCTTGCGGGTGAAGTGCACACCGCAAGTTCCTGACCTGCGGCGATGCCGCGATCATGCCTGTGACCTGCCAGGTCACCCATCCGGTGGTTCCCCACTGTTCCCCACTGTTTCCCGGCATGGTGTGCCCCGGATGTGCCCCGACCTACTGCAGCAGTTGGGTGAGTTGCCCGGCGAGGCCCCCGGCTGCGGCTGCGGCACCGACCGCGATCCACTTGGTCCGCTCCAACGCCCGGATCCTGGCTTCGTGGTCGGTGTGACCCGACGACAGGCCGTCCAGTTTCGTCTCGATCCTCGCCAACCGGTCACTGATCGTCGCCAGCGCCGCAGCGATCTGCTCAGCCTGCACAGTGGCCACATCCCGGAAAGGGCCGCATCGGGTTCTCCCTAGAAGATGTAGGCGAGCGGCACGACCCGGATCGTCGGATAGTTGATCTGCACGGTCCCGGCCCCCGTCCGCAACCCGAACGTCTTGAACGTGGTCGTGCCCGGCGGCAACGCCACCGTGATCGTGGCCTGCAGCTGCAGAGACCCGACCGCGCCGGACACGATCGGGATCTCACCCCACCCGACCGCGGCGCCGCCACCGATCCCCGCAGCGATGGTGAGGGCCCCGGAGATGTCCAGCGACATCCGGACATCGTTGGCTGCCACACAGTTCATCCACGCCCCGTAGGTGACCAGGGTCAGCAGGGACGCCGTCGGGTGCGGGTTGGTGAGGTTCGCGGTGCACGTCGTGGTCGGCATGACCGCGAACGCCGCCGACACGATCGTGTTGGTGCCGTTCCCGAACGCGGTGACCACGTCGGGGACATCGAAATCCTGGGCGTCGATCTTCGCGCCTGCCCGGATCGTCATCAGTGCCTCCTACAGGCCGAAGTATGCGGGGTCGTAGAGCCGGACCGGGGTGCCCGCCGTGTGGGCCTTCACGACCCCGTTCACGGAGCGGGTCACGGTGAACGTCTGCGGGGACGTGGCGCCGGCCACTGCGGTGACGGTCATCCGTTCCCCGGCCACGACGACGTCGAACGGGACGTCCCCGCCGGTGGTGGTCCACAGCGGTGGCACCGGCACCGTCACCGACACGCTGGTCGCGGTGGTGGTCAGCGACGACGTGAGGGTGCTGGAGTCGTTGGAGTACCGGTCGCTGGTCACCGAGTACAGGCCCGCCCGGTACGGCCTGGCCGGGGCGCACACCAGTTCGACCCGCCACGACGCGTCGTCGCCGGGTGTCTGCGAGAGCGTCTCGGTGTATCCCTGCACCAGCTGGTCGACGGCGTCCGGTGGCAGCCACGCCGGGAGGCCGGTCACGACGAGCCGGTCACCGACGTCCAGTTCCAGCAGTGCCCTGGTCAGTTCCTGGCCCATGAGGAACGCCGGGTGGGCCAGGTCGAACCCGACCCGCGGCCACCGTGCCTCATCGACCGTGCCCAGGTTCACCCGCCACCCAGCGGCGTGCTTGGCCTGCACATCGGTGGCCAGGGACATCGACACGGCCTCGTCGTAGACACCGACACCGGCGGGGGGTGCCTGGGTGCCGAGCGGGCCCGTGTCGTCCCGGACGGTGGCGCTGGTGCCCCCCGTGCGGGTCACGGTGACCACGTTGCGGGTGCCCTGGTCGTCCTCGACTGGTTCGAACGGGATCAGCAGGTTGTCGGTGTAGGCGACGCGGGTCGCCGGCTGCGTGTACAGGTTCTCCGCGCACCGGTAGGCCAGGGCCAGGGCACGGCGGGTCTCCGCGAGGATCCCCGCGTCGCTGGCTTCGGCTTCCCGTAGCAGGCTGACGAACGTGTCGAGGCCCTGGGGTCCCATCCGCTGCGCCTGCGCGCCCGTCCCGGCCACGATCGTGCCGACCCCACGCCGGTACAGGGTCACCCCGTTCTCGCCGGCGAGCCGCGCCACCCGGGCAGTGGCCTCCTCCCCGGTGAACGCGTTCAACTCGTCCGTGTAGTCGAACAGGGACGTGATGGCCTTCTCGACGGTGACGTGCCCGACCGCGAGGTCCGGGCAGGCGACCAGGTTGGGGTTGAACTCGACGGAGGTGACGGCACCCACGGAGGACCCGGTCACCGTGTACACGCTGGACCCGAGCCCGGACCCGGCGCCCACCTCCAACGTGGCCAACCCGAAGTCGACGTTGGCGCCGTTGTCGGCGGCGTGCACGTTGATCCGCAGCAGCTTCCCGTCGACGGCGTACCCGATCGGGCCGGTGTCGAGCGCGACAGCGTCGATCGTCGAGTACACCTTGAGGGTGAGGCTGCCGCCCGTGGTGTAGATCAGGTCCCATCGGGCGGCGCCACCGGAGGCCCGCACCCGCAGGACCACCGTGTTGGTGGGGGTCGCGGCGGGGATCCGGGCCAGGAACCGGACCTGGGCGGCGCCCGTGCCGGTGTAGGCGGGTCGCACCGCCCCGGACAGCCGGCCCGACTCGAGGGTCGGCAACGGTTCGGAGCAGGCGAAGCCGTCGAAGGTGGCCAGGGTCGGTGCCCCGGACACCCGCATCGCGGCCCCACCGCGTTGCGCGGCGAGGGTCGTCGCGCCTTCCGCGTCCTCACCCGGCCAGTAGGCGACCAGGTTGCTGCCAGCGGCGGACAGCGCCCGGTACAGGGCCGAGCGCAGCGGGGACGCGCCCTGCCCGAGGCGGCGCAGGATGCCCGCGCATTCGATCGGGGCGTGCACGGACGGGCCACCGGTCCGGCCCCACTTCTGCGGCCACGCAACGACTTCCCCCGTGAACCTGATGTGCCGGTTGGTCACGGTGCAGCCCGTCCCGAGGGTCCACGTGACTGCCGCCGAGTCCGCGAACGAGGCGACCCCGGTGGCTTCCTCGGCGGCTTTCGGCGCGGCCCGCAGCGTGCCCGCGATGCCCTGATACACGCGGGCCTCGTACACGGTGACGCCGGTGGGGTCCGCGGTCGTGTTCGGGTTCCTGCCCACGACCACCGACGCGGTCGAGTCGAAGACGCTGGTGACACCGGCCCCCGTGACCGGGTCACCGAACTGGGTCCACGGCCCCGCCATGCTCTCCGCGGTGTAGAAGGTGACCGTCCAGCCGGCGGCGCCGTTGTTGACGTCGAGGGCGGCGCGGACTGCGAGCCGGCCAGTCGAGGCCGGGATGCGCCGTGTCGAGAACGCCGACAGGAGGGTGGTGCCGTCCGCCGTCCAGAACAGGGCGAGGAGGCCGTCCCGCTGCTGCTGCAGCGCCCACGACCGGTTCCCGGACGCCGCATACTTCGAGACCAGGTCGGCGCGGGTGAACCAGTCCTCGAACCGGCCGTCCCATTGGACGTCCAGGTCGCCCGTGATGGACAGTGCCGCGGAGTCGGGTGTGGACAGGGTGCCGGTGGTGGTGCCGTCCTGGGAGAACCAGGGGGCGCCGTGCTCGACCCACCACCGGATCGGGGTGTTCCTGCCGGCCAACCCGTACAGCGGGGACGCAGGGTTGCGGGGACTGTACTTGCCGGTCTGGTTACGCAACCGCAACGACATCGACGCGGGGTCACTGTCGCGGCCCTCCGCGCTGCGGCCGTAGGTGACGGTGATCCCGTCGGCGGCGATGTCGGTGTCCGGGACCGGCTGCCAGGCACCGGAGTAGAACAACTCGACCCCGAACGTCGGGGGTGTGCGCGGGAACACCATCGTCAGGTCCCGAGCGCCAGCTGCACGTTGCCGCCGCGGACCCGGATCCGCTTCCGGAACTCCTCGAACAGGGCGTCGATGAGCGGGTCACCGGACGCCGCGAACTCGACCCGGATCGGTTGGGCGCCGGCTCCGCTGCCCGAACGGGCCACGTCGATGGTCCCGCCGATGCTCGGGTCGACGGTGAGGGTGTCGGTGAAGCCGCTGAGGGAGCGTTGGACGGACCCGTATTCGGCTTCGAGGCCCTGCTGGAACCCGCCGATGACGAGCCGCCCGGAATCGAACAGGAGCCGCCGGTCGCGGTCGGCGGGGCCCTTCCAGTCGGGCAGCAGACTGGTCAGCTGGGACAGCTTGTCCTGCACCTTGCGGAACCCGGACGTGATCCCGTCGAGGAGCCCGCTGATGATCCGCTTCCCGGCGTCCTTCAACCATCCGGCGGCCGACTTGAACGCGCCTTCCACCTTGCCTTTCAGGTCGGTGAAGAACTTCACCACCTTCTTGACCACGTCCGACACGAGCCCGGGGATCTTCCCCCACGCGGTCTTGATGGTCGACCAGACAGCGTCCACGATCCGGCGGAACGTCTCCGACTTCTTGTAGGCCAGGACGAGGATCGCGACCAGGACGACGATCGCGGCCACGACCAGGAACACAGGGTTGATCGACATGACGAAGTTGAGGGCGGCCTGCACCACGGTCAGCTGCTTGATCCACCCGAATCCCTTCGAGAGGGCGGGGATCAGGAAGTTCGCGAACGACGACGCCGTGTCGGCCGCGCCCGACCCGAGCAGCAGCAGGCCGGTGAAGGTGTCACCCTTCGCGAGGGCACCGACCCCGGCCATCGCGTCCTGCGCGCCGGTCAGGCCGTCCCGGAACCCTTGGGCGCGGGTCTCTCCCGTGTCGAACCCCTCCCGCACGGAGTCCAGGGAGCGGCGGGTGTCCTTCGATGTGGTGTCCAGGTTGCGGGTGGCGCGGGTCACCTCCGTGTCGACGGTGGACGCGAACCCGTTCACGGACTTGGTGGCGGCGCTGGCGTCGGCCAGGATCGATATCTTGATCGGCTTGGTGGCCACGTCCTACCTCCTCCGGTTCGCTTCCGTCACAACCGCTTCCCGCTGCCCCCGGGTCATGCCCAGGTATTCCTCGAACGTGAACGCCAGCCCGGTGCCGACCACGAAGTTCGCGTAGGCGGCGTCCCGGCGGGCGGTCAGGCTTTTCCCTCGTCCTCGGCCAGGCCCTCGACGGGGTCGGGTTTCGCGAACCGCGCCTCGAGGTCCTCGATGGACAGCAGCATCACCGTCCGGAAGGCGTCGGTGTCGTTCATCCCGGCCCGTTTCTCGACCACGAACAGCAGGGCCCGGGCCATGGTGGTGCCCCGCAGGTCGGTGAACGCCCTCCCGAACTTGCCCTCGACGGCGATCTCCTCGAACCCGTTCAGGGACCGCGCCGCCTGCTCCATGTCGATCAGGTCGCTCACAGCAGCTCCGCCTTCCTCGCGGCCTCGTCGAGGCCCTCCTCCAACATGCCGACCACCCGCGGCGCCAGGTCAGCGTCGGCGCGCTGCATGAACTCGCGGGGCCGGATGTTCCGTTTCCGCCACCCGTAGTTGATCGGGCCCGCCCACGGCACCCGGGCGCCACCCGCGGTGATGACGGCCTTGTTCTGCGCCTTGTTCCCGCGGACCGACCCGGACAGCCGCCCGGACAGTTTCGGGGCGTACCCGGACGCGAGGCGGGCGCCTTCCGCGGCCACCTCAGCGAACGTGGCTTTCAGGTCGGCCACCTCCACGCCGTATCGCTTCAACGCACGGACGGCCTGGTTGAGGCCCTCCACCCGGACGGTCATGGCTCAGATCGTCACCAGGGCCGCGGTGACGGTCGCGGTGACGCTGTACTGCACGGTGACGAGCCCGGTGGTCGGGTCGGCGAGCGCCGCGGAGATCGGGCCGATCATCCGGTCACCGGTGGTCGCCGGGACGGACACCGTCGGGTTGGTGGCAGCCGACCCGGCGGGGGTCTTCCCGTTGTCGACGAGGGTCACCACCGACGGGGAAGCGTTGCCGTTCTTGACGTGCAGGAACGTCTGCACGCCGTTGGCGACCGCGATCGTGTCGCTGGAGTTGACCGCGCTGTAGACCGGGGCCAGCCCGGTCTTGACGATCGACTGTGCGGTGAGCAGGGCCATGTCGGGTTCCCTTCCAGGTCAGGAGATGGCGAGGACCGGCTTACCGGTCAGTTCCCACTCGAAGTCCGAGGTGAACCGGGCGGTGGTGGACTTGTCGGCCTCACCGCCGAGGAGGTCACCGTTCGGTTCGGACACGACCGCGGAGCACGTGAACTTCGGCTGCGTCGGGGTGGCGGTGCCACCACCGGGGCGGCCGTTCGGCCACACCTCGACGGTCTGGGTGGTGCCGGCGCTGCCCCACGCGAAATACCACAGTGAGGTGGTCGCGGTGTCCTGGGCCAACTTCAGGGCGAGGGTGTACTTGCGTGCACCGCCGGCCGCGGCCTGCGCGAACGACACGAAGTCGGAGTCGTCCTCGTCGGACTTGATCCGGACATCGGCGACGGCGTCCGAGTAGTCGGTGGAACCGATCCGCACCACCAGGGCGCGGGTGCCGAGGGCGGCCATGTCATACCTCCGTGGTCAGGGTCAGGGTGAAGCCGTGCAGGGTGCCGGCCTGTTCGGTGGCGAGAGCGACCGGTTCGACGGCGACGTCGGCGCAGGGGATGGCCTGGGTGACGGCGTCGAGGACGGGGATCCCCCACGCCTCGAACAGTTCCTCGGCCTTCGCGGTGTCCGCGCCGAGACACACGACGACCGCGAAGGTGACCGCGGAGGTCCGGAACGCGGCCGGGGTGATCCGTTGCACGACGACCCACCCGTCGCCGGTCACCGGGGCCTTCACGATCGGCCAGGACCGCACGTCGAGCCCGACGACGGTGGAGGCGGCCGCGGCGATGTCGGTCCGCACAGTGCCGAGGCTCATCCGATGACCAGCTTCCGGTAGGGCCCCTCGAGGCGGGCGATCTCCGGGTCGGTGGTCGGTACCCGCGTCGAGGTCCCGCCACCGTCGAACGACGTGAACGACGTGACGGGGACAGCGCGGGCGGCGAGGTTCCGGGCGACCCGGCGCATGTACGCCTCCCGCAACGCGACGGTGTACGGCTGGATCCGGCAGCGGTCGGCCTGCGACTGTCGTTCGGCGTCCATCGCCGCGGTGATCTGCGCGTCGCTCGCCGACGTGTCACCGAGGTACGCCTTCACCTCGGTCAGGGTCACGTAGGCGAGGGACAACGCGGCGGCGTCGAACACCTGCTCGACCACACCGGAGTTGGCGCCGGTGGTGACGAGCCGGGCGATGTGCCGGCCCGCGACCGTGGTCGTGTAGTCGGCCTGGTAGGTGCCGACCACGTCGTTGGTGAGGGCCGGGCTGGTGGTGGTGCCGTCCGGTTTGACGACGGTCAGGGTCGCCCCACCGGCGTTCGCCGGGTTGCCGTCGGCGTCGGTCACGTTGAACGTCAACGGCACCAGGGCGCCCAGCACGTAGTAGTCGCTCACGGGCCTACCTCCACTCGGGGGACCGGGCGGGCAGCGACAGTGAGACGCGGCAGGGAGCGGGCCGCCGGGATCTGCCCGGGGACCGGGCGGCCGGTGACAGCGAACGCGGCAGCGGCACGGGCCACGGCGACCAGGCCAGGTTGCGGGCTGTCGGCGACAAGGGCGGCGGGCAGGTCCCGTCCGGCGATGGTGAGCGCAGCCGCGACGCGGGCCGCTGCTGCGAGCTTCCCCGCCGTGGCCGGGGTGGAGACCGTGCCGTCGCCGGTGAGGAGACCGACCGCGGTCAGTGCCGCCGAGGACCCGGAGCCGGCGGTGACGGTCCCGTCGCCGGTCAGCGAACCGACCGCGGTCAGGGTGGCGTCACCGATCCGGGTCACGGTCCCGGAGCCGCTCAGCGTCCCTGCGCCGGTCAACGTGCCCGCACCCTGGTCTTCCACCGTGCCTGCACCGGACAGGCCGC